GAGCCATGTGAGCAACACGCGCCACGCCAAGGACGCCCCGGCGAGCATGCCGCCAATGACCTCACTGCCGCCGCCCCCGTCGCCCGACGTCGCCGAGCATGGCATCGCCCAGGTCATCGGCCAGTCTGTGGCCTACTACGTCGCGCAGCTCCTCGCCCCGGTCCTGCAGCGGCTGGTGGACGTGCAGGAGCGGCCCGCGTGCCTGCCGTGCGCCGCGCGGGCGAAGCGGGAGCATGTCATCGCGCTGGCCAACGCGCGGGCGGCGGCCGAGGTTGACCCTCCGCCGCCGCCGGTCAGCCAGTCGTTCACCGACGGGGCGCGCGGCCCGGTGTGCTGGGCCTGCCTTGACCCCCAGGTTGACGGGCCGTTCGACATGGCCGAGTACCTGCCCGCGTCGGCGGACTAGGTGGCCAGCCGGCCAGCGCGGCGTAACCGGGGCACCGTCGCCAGGACGCCCGCCAAGCGCCCCCCGGCGAACCCCGGCGGCGTCACCCTGTCCGGCGACCAGCTCACCGCCGTCCTCGCCGCCTCACAGCGCGCCTACGGCCTCGCCGAGCCGCTCCCCAGGCCACCCCAGTGGGCATCGGACCCGTTCGGCCCCGGCACCCCGCTGCGCCCCGCGTCCATCAACCAGCGGAACCCGAAGACCGGCCGCGCCGAGCCACGCCTGTTCGAGCTGCCCATCAGCACGAACCTCAACATCAGCACCGCGCCGTTCGTCCCGTGGAAGACGCTGTCCGACGCGGCGGACATGCCGCTGTTCCGCAAGTGCATCGAGCGCCGCAAGAGCGTCTGCGACCTGGACTTCGTCATCAGCGTCGACCCGAAGGCGGTGGCCAGGGAAGCGGCCCTGTCCGGCGAGCACGAGAAGGACGTGGAGGCCAGCCTGCGGGAGAAGTACACCGCCGACATCGCGAGGATCACCGACTGGCTGCAGGAGCCGGACCGCAAGAACGGCTACGACTGGGGCGCCTGGACCAGGCAGCTGATGGAGAACCGGCTCGTCTACGACGCCACGGTCGTCTACCCCAAGTACACGTTCGGCGGCGACCTGTTCGCGCTGGAGAGCATCGACGGCTCCACCATCAAGCCGCTGCTGGACGAGTCCGGCGGCAGGCCGCTGCCCCCGGCCCCGTTCGCCCAGCAGGTTCTCTACGGGTTCCCCCGCGGCGAGTTCGTCGCCGACACCGTCGACGTCGGCGGCGTGAGCATGGTGCCCGGCGGGATGACCACCGACCAGCTGCTCTACGAGCGCACCGTCATCCGCCCCAAGACGCCCTACGGCATGTCCGCCACGGAGATCGCGCTGCTGGACGGCATCCTGTGGATGAAGCGGATGGGGTGGCTGCTCGGCGAGTACACCGAGGGCGTGACGGGGGCGCTGCTGGAGGTCTCCGCCGAGATGGACTGGGACGTCGGCCAGTGGGAGGACTACGCCGCGGCGATGAACGACAAGCTGCGCGGTGACACGGCCGCCCGGCTGGCGTACTCGCTGCTGCCGCCGGGAACCAAGGCGGTGCTGCCGCAGGAGGTCGCCGAGCGGTACAAGCCGGACATGGACTTGTTCCTGATCAAGCTGGTGGCGGGCGACTTCGGGCTGCCGGCCAGCGAGGTCGGGTTCACCGAGGCCGGGGCGCTCGGCGCGAGCTTCCACGAGGGCGAGGAGGACATCCTCAACCGGCAGACCAGGCGGCCGGACGCCGACTGGCTGGGGCGGATCGCGACGCGGCTGATGGTCCGCCACAACGGCATGCCGCCGGTGCTGGCCGTGCAGGTGCTGGGGCTGGAGTCCGAGGACGAGGCGGCGGCCGACGCGGTCGCCGACGCGCGGGTCCGCGGCGGCCGGATGACCCTTAACCAGGACAACGCGCGGCGCGGCGAGCCGCCGTACGACTTCGACGAGGCGGACACGCCGATGCTGATCACGCCGCGTGGCGTCGTGTTCCTGGAGGGGGCGTCCAAGGCCGCGCCGCCGGGGACGCTGATCGGCCCGGCACAGGCCCCGCCCCCTGGCGCGCCAGGCCAGGACGGCCAGCAGGAGGGCGAGGATGAGAGCGGTGACGGTGACCAGGCGGGCGCGGGGGACTCTCCTGCGGCTACCAGGGGTGCGAAGTCCCTCGAGCTGGCAGCCCTCCGCAAGTGGCTGGGCCGCCATCCGTCGCCGCCGAGGCCGTTCGCGTGCAAGGCGCTGACCGCCGCCGATGCCCCGCAGTACGCCGCCGACCCGCGCGTGCAGCTCGCCAAGGCGGATGATGCCGCCCCAAAAGCGCTAAGCGGGACTGGCCCGGCTGGCAGCGGGACCGGGAGCTGGTGAGCGTGTACGCGCCGCGGGTGCAGGCGGCGGTAGCCGGGGCGGTCGACGCGGGCAAGCTCGCTGAGGCGTGGCAGGCGCTGCACCCTAAGGACGTCACCAAGGCGACCAGCCCGGTGCTGTCGGTGTTCCTGGGGCGCGCCCGGCAGGCCATCAGCAACGCGCTGCGGGACGTGCTGACCAAGCTGTGGACTGAGGCGTGGGTGCTCGGCAACAGGTCCGCCCTGGCCGCCGTGGACAGCCTCGCCGATGTCGACTGGGGCGGCTGGACGCCAGGCGACTACGCGGCAGCTGACGCGATCGCGGGCCCGGGGCTGCGGCAGCTGCTCGCCGAGGCCGGGATCCGCATCAAGTCCATCGCCGAGTCGCGGCTCGAGGAGCTGTCCGCGGTGCTCGAGGCGACGCTGCGCTCCGATGAGATCCTGCGGACGCCGGGCACTGAGCCGCTGCCGCCATTCCTGTCCGTCGGCGACCTCGCCGAGCGCCTCAGGCTGGTGCTGGACAACCCGCGGAACGCCGAGCTGGTCGCCCAGGCCGAGATCGCCCGCGCGCAGGCGACCGCGGCCAGGCAGGTGTACCTGGAGACGGGCCGCTCCGAGGTGGAGATCTCGACCGCCGAGGACGACAAGGTGTGCCCGGTATGCGAGGCGGCGGCGCAGCTGGGCGCGCATCCCATCGGGGCGCCGCCGATGGTGCCGCTGCACCCGCGGTGCCGGTGCGCGGAGCTGCCCGTGCTGGAGCCGGCATGACCGGGCCGTGGATGGGTGGCCGCCGCGACGAGCAGCTGGCCTCGCTCTGCGGCTTCTCGCCGATCCCGGGCGACCTGTCCTGCAATGCCGACGCCACGTGGCACGGCATGGTGGTCGGCCCTGAATTCGTCGAGGCAATGGCCTCCTGCGACGGGCACCTGTCGATCATGGCGGCCGTGGCCGAGTACGTCCACCCGCTGGTGCACCCATGCGGCATCCCTGGCTCGCTGTTCCGCTGGCCAGAGAACGAGTGCTGCACCGACTGGGATGAGGCCGAGCTCGTTACAGCAGAGGCATCCGTCCCGGCCGGCGCGCCGTGATCTGGCACTGGCTGAACACGGAGCTGTGGGCGCCGATGTGGCCCAACATGCTCTCCCCGTCGCTGATCACGCTCGCCGGGGTCGTCGTCAGCCACGTCAAGGCGGCGCGGCAGCGCGAGCGGCATCACGAGGACATGAAACGGCACGTAACCAACTCAACGGGAGGGACGAATGGGCAAGCTCCGGATGCCTGACGGCAGCGTCTACGACACGGGCGCCGACGCCGAGGGCACCTACCTGTGGGACGGCGAGACGGTCAAGGGCTACCTGATCAAGTCCGAGCCGGAGCGCCGCTACACCCTCACCGTCGCCTACCCGGCCGACAAGGCCGACGTCGCCGTGGCCGCCGACGGGCACCTCGACTTCGCCAGCAAGAGCGCCGTCGAGGACGCCGCGTGGGGCTACATGCTCAAGTACCGGGGCGTCGGCGCCGACCACGCCGACGGCACCGACGGCTCGGGGGAGCTGGTCGAGTCCTACATCTACCGGGGGCCGGACTGGACGGTGAAGGCCGCCAACGGCGACGAGGTCGTCATCAAGGCCGGGGACTGGCTCATGGGGACGATCTGGTCGCCGGAGCGGTGGGCGAAGTGGCAGTCCGGGGAGTACGGCGGCACGTCGCCGCAGGGCGGCGCGAAGCGACGGAAGCCGTCGCCTGAGGCAGTAGCGGCACTGAGGAGCTGACGTGGACATTGACCTGGCGGTTGAGCTGACCGAGTTGGAGAAGCTGGAGGTGACCCGCGTGGACGCGGTAGGGCGCCCGGCGAACGGGTTCCCGGCGCTGATCATGAAGGGCACTGCCCTGGCGCAGGAGCCTGCCGCCAAGGCGGAGGAGCCCGCGCTGGGCATCGCGGTCAAGGCCGTCACCGGCGGCGAGATCGACCAGGGACCGGACATCAGCCTCGGCCACCAGATCATGGGGCTGCTCGCCCAGGCGATCCAGGCCGAGGCGCAGGAGATCGGCGCCGGGTCGTACGGCGAGACGTGCGACGTGGACCTGCTGAACTGCGCCGCGTCGATGATCGCCCGGTGGCTGGGCCGCGAGGCGCCGCCGGGCGACGACGGCGGCATGATGCTCATGCAGTCGGCGGCCAAGGCGCTGGAGTGGACCGATGAGCAGTGGGAGGCATGCGCTGCCCTGCTGAAGGACTCCCGCGAGTTCAGCGCCGACGAGCGGAAGAAGCACGCGGCGGAGGGCAACGCGCTCCCGGACGGGTCGTACCCGATCCCCGATGAGGACGCGCTGCGGCGGGCCGCGATCCTCGCGCGGTCCGGGCACGGTGACGTCACCGCGGCGAAGACGCTGATCGCCCGGCGGGCGAGGGAGCTGGGCGTCGCGAACCCGCTGGATGACAGCAAGGACGACGCGGCCAAGGGCCAGATTGCGAAGGGTGATGCCACCGTGGATACTGGAGCGCAGGGAACCGGCGACCTGGCTAAGGTCGTCGAGGACGCTGTCACGAAGGCCCTCCAGCCTCACAAGGAGCGTGTCACCGCGCTCGAGGCGGAGCTGGCGAAGGTGAAGGCGACACCGGTACCCGGCGGGCCCGTGCTGTCCCGCAACGTCCAGGTGAAGACCCCCCAGGGCGCTGTGAGCGAGGACTGGGCCGCCAAGGCCGCACGTTACCGGGAGCTGGCCGAGCAGGTCACCGACCGGACGACCGCGGATGGCTACCGAAAGCTCGCCCGCGACGCCGACGCCAAGGCCGTGGCACCAGCCACCACCTGAGATCCGGCGCGCGGGCACCCCACCTTTCCCGTGAGGAGTGCCGTCAGTGGCGCCTACCCCAGCACAGATATTCTCCGACCGCAGCGGCACCGCCGTCCTGGAGCGGTTCGAGGAGTACAAGGACCTGCTCAAGTCGTCCATCGACCGGTCCGACGAGGGCCGCGACGTCTTCATCGCCAAGTCGGCGGGCGGCACCGGGCAGATCATGCGGAACGCCCGCGCGCCGCGTGACTTCGCCCGGCAGCGTGACGCCGACCTCGCCACCCTGGACGCCCTGGCCAAGAGCGCCAGCAGCGAGCAGCTGGCCCAGGTGCAGGGCGAGCTCGACGCGATGCGCGCCCGGCTGGCCAAGGACTGGGACGCGTCGTTCCCCGAGACCGGCAGCCTGACGGTTCCCGCGCAGCTCGCCCCGATCGACCTGGAAGGCCCGGCCAAGCTGCTGGTGCCCCGGGAGACGCCGATCCTGAATGAGATGCCGCGGGAGAACGACGGCATCGGCTCGGCGATGCAGTACCGGCGGATCCTCGGCTGGTCCAACAGCGGCGTGGGGGGCATGCCGGACCTGATGCCGTTCATGGCGTCGGAGTTCCCCAGCTCGCAGTCCACGTCGAACCTGCCGCAGTTCGGCGGCTACGCCAACTCCACCGGCGGCGTGGCGTCCGGCGGCCTGGGGCTGCGGCGCGGCGTCCTGACGCTGATAGTCCGGATTGCGGTTGATCATGGCGCCCTGACGCGCGCGCCCGCCGCTGTTGCGGGGGTCGCCGTCCGGATAGCCGCCTTGCTGCGCCAGGGCCGGCGC